GGAAATTCAATAGGGGGATGTCCATGTATAGCAACTCCATCATATAGAGGAGAGCAACCAGGCGGCAATCTTTCATCGTAAGGATCCAAAGGAGCAGGAAATGTTTTCACTTCAAATTCACCATGTATTGTACTTTTCTTGATTCTTGTTTTTCCAGAATTCTGTTGAGCATAAATTTTATCTACTTTACCCAATACAAAGACTGAACCTTCAAGTGTTCGATCATCAAGAGTAACAGGCGCAAGATTTGGTTGATAAACTTCCATTTCAAAAGAATCTTCAACATCTTTCCACTCTTCCAAAACAAGTCGCTCAGCAAAGCCCAAATCATGTTGAGGCGAACCAGCAGTATGCATACCAATAATTTTTCCAGAATCAGCATTCAACAACAAACTTCCACAAATACCCTTACCAAGAACACCCTTGTACGCCCAACACCTTTCCACTTCAACAGTAGAAGTAGTATCAGTCGCACCAACAATCAATCCTTCAAAAGTAGCAAAAGCTACAGATTGCATTTTAATCAAATTTCCAGTACTACCGGGACCAATTGCGGGTTGCACAATTATTCCGGCAGAAGACATTCTCAATTCATCTTTACTAGTCACAAAATGTTTAATCATATTTTTGAATTGTTTCACTGTTTTAGGCAATTCTACAACACACAAACCATTATACAACACATAACCAGTTCCTTCACGCGATTCATCAAAATCTTCCTCATTTTGATCATCCAAAACAAAATAATCATTCACACATTCGATCGGCAAAGGTACTTCGTTTTCACCATTACACAACAAAACCAATTTTGCACCAACATCTTCTCCAGCATAAAATTGGATATCTTCAATATAATGTCTTATCATCAAACACTTTCGCTCACCAATCATAAATACTCTATACACTCGTTCACATTCTTTTCCAGCAAGTGTAAGTTTCAATTTCAAAAACACAACATTCTGAGAAACACTTCTAATAATGTCAGAAACATTCTGACTCATGTTATGTTCACCAATCACTTCTTTCGTTGTAGCCGTATTCTTAACTAACTTACGCTTACTAGTAATCTTACGTTTCTCATGCTTAGCCTTATTTTTATCATACGCGGCTCCTTGATGCTCTATCTTACACTCTGATTTATTCCAAAACATAAACCAAGCAGCAATTACCAAACTTATACCAGCAAAAACCATTTTCCAGTTATCAATAAACATCCAAGCAGCTGAACACCAATCTCTCAATCGCAATAAACATTTATCCTTGAAACTCTCAACCTCCTCGATCTGTAATTCACTCATAGCTCTGTCAAATGAAAGAGTACTAAATTTCGGTACACCTTCGGGACATTTAACAAAACCAAAAATATAATCAACAAATCCAGTACAATTCAAAGCACACTGTTCACAACACACTTCCGCAGTAGTTGAACACAACGCAGAACCATCAACAACTCGTGTAAACTGTTTCTGATTTTCGAAATATATACACGTTTTATCAAACTTATAATGAGCACATTCAGAAATAGTACTAATTTTATAGTACATCAACTTAAATATGCGCATCACATCGAGATCATCAAACAAACCAGTTTTCTCTTCTCGTTCAATACAAAAATTCAAATACACCAATAGTTCATGATATTGTTCCCTGTCCTTCTTAAACTTTGTCAAGAACACCAAAAACGCCATCAAACGATCTTTTGTTGAATTCAAACTTCTTATCTTATCGCCAATCTGTTTCAACAACTCCTGTGTAGGATTCAATCCCATTTGATGTTCGGCAATCAAATCGCGCAAATCAAACAAAG